TGGCGCCCGCTCGTAGGAGTGCGAGTCGGGGTCGGGCTCGTCCGTGGGCAGGCTGAGGGCCTGTAGGAGGGCCGTACGGAAGGCAACGGACATGGCCTTGGCTGTGGCCTTGTCCCCGGAATCCATCGCCTCTCCGGGGACGGTAGCGGTGATGGCGCCGCCGCCGACGTGGTGGAACGTGTAGGTCACGACGACCCGGACGTGCCCCATGGGTGTCCGATTCTTCCCAATCTCGACAGTGTTGTAGTCGACGGTTTCGACCTTGGGGGTGACGATGATGCCGTGCGCCCGCAGGGCAGGGGACACGGCGTTGACGACGGCGTCGATGCCTCGGAAGGAGAAGTTCTGGGACGTGTTGCGGTCCCCCTTCTTGACGGCCCCGACCTCGGCCATGACGGCCGCCATCGCAGAGTAGACATTGTCATGAGTGCTCACTTCGACACCTCCACGGTGAAGTTGACGGTGGGGGGCTCGACGTTGAGCCCAGGGATGATCTCACCGCTCGCCGGGTCAGCGGAGTCGGTGAGGGAAGCGTCGCGCAGGGCGCTCAAGGAAACGTCCTCCTTGACGACGAGCCAGTCAGGGTGGTTGACCTTAGCCCACTCGATGAACTCGGCCTTGTCGGAGAACACGAAGCGGGTCTGTCCGATACGGGACTTGATCGCACCGTAGGGGGTGGACACGGTCTTGCGGCCCTCGGCACGCTGCTTCATGGCGTACTCGATGAGGATGCCCTCGAAGTAGTCGAGGTCGCGCATCGGTACACGGGACTCGTGTTCGGCCCAGTCTTGGATGCGGGCGATCTCCGCCTCGGCGATGGTCTTGATCTCGTCGAGCCGGCCTCGGGCGATGGCGGCTTTCCGCATGGCCCAGGTAGCCTGCGAGTCGTCCTCGACCTTGAATCGTTCCCGGTCATGGCCGGGGTCGTGGCTATCCCAGTCGATAGCGTCGGTGCTGCTCATGGAATCTCCCTTCCTAGAAACTAACCCGAGTGTACTACATGGGGTTGGGGAGTCCTAATGGGGGTACACTAAACCCGCCCGGAACTCCCTTCCTGGGCGGTAGAGCGGCCCACCTAGTCCCCCGAAGTAGGTGGGCCGCTCCCATTCCCGCCCTCATAGTCACAGACCAGACAGGTCCAGCAACTAAGGCTTGACAACCCCGAACATGCGCTTCTGCGTAGACGGCGAGAACTTACCGTGAGGGTTATGCCACCCCTGCGCCTTCTGGAAACGCACGACCGCCGACTCCGGGTACTTCTGCACACCACGATCCAACGGGCGCGTCTCCTTGAAGCCCATGTCGAACAGGCGGCAGGCCACACGCCACACCGCAACGTTCGCCACACGCGCATCCTGGGCGCGGCGCACAGCCGCCATCGAAGGCACCGTGCCATCCCACGTCTGCGGCGACTGCATCCACCCCTTCGCCTGCTCCCGCCACCACGGAGCGTTGTACGGCTCGGGGTTCGACTCACCCGGCCACACACCCCACGGCCCGTCGATAGTGTCATTCTTCCGGCCCACGCACGGAGACGGACCCTTCGGGTTCCAGCCATGACAGCCATCGGTGTAGCACTTGTGCGTACCGACAGCCTCATCCACCGTCCACGCACACAGTTCCGCCAGCGCAGCAAGGGCTCGACCAGTGTTCTCAATCTGGTACGGAGTCAGGCTCGAAGCCGTCTTGCCGGCGTCATCCAACTCGAAACCGAACAGGCGAGTCTGCCCGAGGAAGCCACGCGACGGGATACCCAGCGCCGGCACAGGTCCGCCATCGCCACAGTGATAGGCCGAACCCGCCGAAAGCAAGTAAGAATCGCCCGGCCCACGGCCCACGATCATGTTGCACACGGGCTTGTCATAGGCGGTGACCGCCCAGTACAGGGACGGGCAACCCGACGCCCCTACGGCGGAAGCCGTAGCCGTGTGATGAACCACAGCGCCAGTCAGGCCAGGGCTACCGTCCGGCCCCTGCCACGGACGACCAATCGTGTCCCAACCCTTGTACGTCTTGACATCGACACCATGGTCCATGAACGCCGCAAGGATCTGCGAGGGTGTGGGATTGGCGCTCACGAATCTGCCTCCTCGTCAAGGTCAACGACATCAGCCGGATCCGGCAGCGATTCGACCACGTCAGCGGACCAGCCCGCAGGCGGCTGAGTTACCTCGATGTCGGCGAGGTCGAGGCTACCGTCGTGCCCCTCACTCATCATCGTCAACGGTCGTCATCACTGCCTCGTCCGCCAGCGAAGGCCCGTAGTACGAACCGACATTGTTAGACGCGACGGACGTGAGAATCGACAGGAGCGCAGCCGTGCCAGAGATGGCAAGGGACTGCATCCAGTCGATGTCGAGGATCGTGACACCCGCAGCGAACACGGCCACGAGAGCCTGCGCGAAAGTCTTGATGGCCCGCTCGCCGGACGCCTGCATGAACGCGACACTGAAGATGCTCACTTGATCATCGCCTCCCAGGTACGAACATCGACCTCACCGGTCGGCCTGATACCCCGGTCACCCTGGAAGCGGCGCACGGCCTTCGCCATGAGCGTGCCGTAGCGGCCGTCCTGAGCGCCCTCCCAGAAACCCTGAGCAGCGAGCACACGCTGCACCTCAGCCACCACGGGGCCATGGTCACCCTGCGACAGGCGGCGCTTGAACATGAGGGTCGTGGTGACCTTCTCCGTCGACTTGGGAGCCGGTGCGGGAGCGGGTGTCGGCTCGGCAACGGGCGCCTCAGCGGCGACCTCGACGACGGGCTCAGGCTTCGGCGCCGGGCGGCGGGTGTTACGCGGCTTGCTGCTGTCAGTCATCGAGGTTCTCCATTCGACCGGAATGACCCCAGTCTAATGCGCCAACCCCAGTTAGTTCCGAGACTCGATGCTTTCCAGACGCGAGGCGATCTCGATCTGCCGCACCTCGATCTCGCCGACCCGGCTCGACAGGTCGAACGCCAACTCGTGGGTGTCGCACACCTTGTCCTTCAGCGACTCGCCACCGTTGCGATGCAACTGCCCGTCGATGTTATTCAGCCGTTCCATCACACCCGGCACCCTTGTACGCCCCGGCTCTTCGACCTCCCCGTCCCAGTCGCGCTGAAACTTGCGCCACCACAACATCATGTCGCTGACCTCACGCCACATGGGATACAGCACATAGCGCACAACGCCAGCAACACTCAAGACACCAGCAGCCAACCAGAACACGGTCTCAAGCGAAGGCATAGTCACCATTGTGAATCATCTAACTCAATGTGCGTGGGGTTTATTCGGCAGGTCCGACATATTGAACACGAAACACGGGCGTGACATCGAGATTTCCGCCCGAGGTTTGCTCCACCGTCAACTCAACATAGTTGCCCGCACCAAGACTCACCGGGCCAGTCACCACCGTCAAGTCCGTGGTGCCAGCCGAACTCGTAGACACCCGCTGCATCGCCTGCGCCGTCGTACCTTGACTTCGTACCTTCACCCCACGAATACCGGTCGTGTTCGCGGCGAAAGACACCCACCCGGTGAACGTGTACCAGCCGTCCAGCGGCGCCGTGATCCGAGTCGGATTAGGAGACGCCGCCCACATGGCCCACGGATCCGTTCCCACCTCAGTCGTGAAAGTGATAGCCGTCTCCGTGCTGTTCGGAATCGACTGCACCGCAGAACGACCCACCTGAAGAGCCGGCACACCCCGAGGCGCCAGATGTCCGATAGCGAAGATGTCTGAACCGTCACTGATCAGCCACACCTGGGCACCCACTCGCGGCGCATAAGACCCCAAATACTTGACCCCCGTGATCTGCGAAGTGGAGCCAGCAATCTTCAACGTCAAGCCATAAGACGACACCGCAACCACTTCGCCCTGCCGCACCCGCAACGCAGGAGACGCAGCCACTTGCCCAGCAAGAGCCTGAATCGCGTCCACTACTCCACCACCCTCACCGTACGGGCTTGCGCCGACAGAGCAGCCGAAGGAGACAGGGGGATGGTCACCTGATCCACAATGAGCACACGCTCCGTCTTCGTGCCACTGTTGCGTAGCAACACGACATCGTTCACGTCGAGTGCCGGATCCACAATCGACTCCCACGTCACGTTCTGCGCCAAGCCAAGGCCCTTAGCCAAGAGAGCGGCGGCTGCCGTTGTCGCCGCATTACTGTCCGTGATCGCCGACTGAGACACAATCTTCGGAACCTCCCCGAAGGCGCCGTAACGGTAGGTCGGCGAGTTGGGATCCAAGTCCCACACCTCCACCCGGTAAGGGACCAGTAGCCAGGACGACTCGACGATGTACACGACACCGTTGTAAGTGTCTTCAGTGGTGTCTTGCCGGCGCACCTTCACCAGCACATCCTCGTCGGTGTAAGTGGCGACCACGCTTGCCGAGTCCGGCGACGGGAAAGGCTGCAACACGCACACCCCGTTAGCGTCGAAGAACAGATCGTAACCTGCCATCTCCGCCAGGTACACGGCGTCTTTCCACGGGTCGTTGCCAGCGTCCTGCCCGAGCACTTGCTGCTGCACATTCACGACCAGCGTGGGGAAAGACAGTTCAATGGCCGGCCACCGGTTCTGCAACAGGTTAGTGAGCGCCGTCGTGAGCGGGCCGGCCGGCACCTGATAAGGCTCAAGCCACACGTTGCCCGACACACGCAAGGAACGGTCAACGCCAGACACAGTCACCTTGACCTGATCTGGTCCCTGATCCATCTCGACGCTAGTGATCACGAAGACACCGAGCGGCACCATCTCGCGGCTACCGTCAGCGAACTGCACCCCCCGATACAAGCGGATCTCATTACCGAAAGGGGTGATTGCGTCGAAAGGTGTCGAGGGAATCAGGTCGTTGTCGCTTGCGCTCACCGAGAACCCGACCGTGCACGTCCGGCGCGTCGACTGATTTACGCTCACCGACACTGAACCATCGCTGATGTCGAGGTCTAGGATCTTCTGCAAGCCACGCCACACCTCAGCCGTGCTCACCGCAGTGTGCGACTGCCGAACGGCCTGACGGAAAGCGTCCGACGTGGGATACATCAGCCCTCAACCTCGACGAAGTCGAAGGACACCTCACGCACGATACGCCCAGCCGAGTACGCCTCATTCCACGACCGGTTCACCACGCGAATGTACTTCTGGCGGCCAGTCGGATCCTGCACAAGCAGCACGCCCTGATGAATCATGATCGCCTCAACCGCAGACCACTGCGCCTGATTCATCGTCATGATCCGATACGAGCCATCCTCGCCACCGATCAACCCCGACACCACGATGGGCAGATTCTTGCCGAGCGGCTTGAACGTCGTGTAGGGCTCCTGCACCGTGACCGATAGCGGCCCGGTCACGTTCAAGGAACCAACATTCAACGTGGGTGCGGCCACGGCCTTCAGCCACCACGTCCCATCGTTAGTCACGAGCACCTGCGGAATGACCGAGGACCACGCGGAAGGAATCCGCTCCTCGCCAGCCACCCCAACAGACCGTGCACGGTATCGAACCGTGAGCCCGCGAGGCGCCTCATAGTCGACCACTGTGGCCGTGTTACTACCCGACACGGTGATCTCAGTGCCCGAGCGGATGTAATCCCACGACACGCCAGAGTTATCCGACCTCTGCACTTGGAAGTATTGCGACGAGTAGGACAGCCCCGGAGCGCCGCCCGTCAGAGTCAGAGTGGCCTTACCCTCGCTAGAACTCCACGCCGCCTCGATGGCGACAGTCGGAGGAGGCGTCACGCTGATCGTGAACGGCTCGAAGTCCCAGGTCGACCAGAACGGCTCACCGTTGATTGACTTCGCGACACGCACATAGGCCCGGTACGTTCCAGACAGCAAGCCGTCACCAATGAAAGCGCCGGGCTCACTCGACTGAACCGAGCCCGACTCCCACGTCGCAGGAGACGTAGCCGGATCGAATCCACCGATCCCGAACTGGGCAGCAGTGAAGACGCGCACCTCGTAGAAAGCCTGCGGATCCGCAGCATCAGGATCCGTGTACGTCCACTGAACCTCAGGAGTGGCAGTCGTCGTCACCGTTCCCGTAGGAGCAGTCACGACCACAGTAGGCTGCGCGGCCTTATCCACGTCGATGTACAACTCGTACACATAGCCGATGTCGGAGGAATCCATGTACTCGATGTACTGGGCACGCAAAGCGTCAATACGAGTCTGATCCCAAGAAGCACCATCAGGGCTCGACGTAAACCACGCACCCGTAACAGCCACAGGCGTCGACACACCGACAGCACCACGCACCGGGTAACCCGTGTAGAAGTACGTCAAGCCACTCACTCGCGTGCCGAGCATCAGATCCATCTTGCCGTTCGCGTTGTCCGTCTCCACGCGGGCACGCAACCGCACACGCTTCACGCGCTCCGCCGCAGTAATTGTGTTCGTCCCGAACGTGAGCGAAAGAGTCGCCGTGCCAGCCACCGCAGAAGACTTACGCACGAAACTCGCATCCGAGTTGTCATTCGTGGCAGCCGCAGCATTAGCGGCACCCGTCACCGTGAAAGCAGACGCGCCCGTACCCACCCCGTCAGGACGCAACGTCACAACAGCCATGCCTACCTCCGCGCCGTCTGGGCCTGCTGCGCGACCTGCGCCAGGGCCTCCATGACCGCCAACTTCACGGTCGAGGATACGGCCGCAGCGTTAGCGCCGTCGCCCACCGAAACCTGCACCTGCACCCCACCGCTCGCCACCGTGATCGGCGCCCCGGTAGCCCCGACAGATGGAACGTAGGTGGTAGTAGCCGATCGGCCCGTGCGATTGCCACCGCCGTTGCCGCCTCGATTGCCGCCGCCGCCTCCGCCGCCACCGGTGGCCGGAGGGGTCAGGGCTGCCTGCCAAGCCCTCGCGATCTCCTCGCCAATCGCCGTAATCGCCGCAAGCACTACAGTCTTCTCCGCCTCAAGGCCAGCAAGGGTCTGTGCGAGAAGATCCCTACCCGCCGCGTACCCAACATCCAGAAGGGGAGCAATAGCAGTCTGAATCCCCGCGACCGTTTCGCCGATCTGCTTGACCACGCCGTCATACTCACTCTGAAGGCCATCCCGCAGTTTCTTCGCCGACGTGACACCCGCGTCATACATGATGCCGGCCTGAGTGTCACCGAACTGAGCCGCCGTCTCCTCATTCTTCGCCGTCAAAGAGTTGATGTAGGCGACCTGCTCCGCAGTAGCACCCGCCAACACCGCAGCGAAAGAACCACCCTGCTCCGGTCCAGCCTCAAGGATCTGCTGAATGACGCTCCCCGAGACACCCTTCTTACGCAGCGCCTCGATATTCTTGATGTACGTCGCCGTCGCTGCCGCACGCTGCTCAAGACCCTTGATGAACTCCTCAGTCGACGACACGTTGCCGCTGATCTTCGAGAAGTTACGAATCGAATCAGCAAACTTCTTCTCAGCGTCATCGCGCACACGGGTCGCTTCGGCGAACTTCGCCTCAGCATCGGCGAGTTTCTTCGCTAGGTCTTCACGCTTGTTGATGAGGTCGACAAGTGCCTGAGTCTGCTTCCGCAGATATTCGACAGTAGGATCAGCAACCCCATCCTCGTAGCCATCGAGGCGAGCGCGGATCATCTCCTCGAACTTGTCGAACAGTTGAATCGCCTGATCGACACTGATCGAAGCCGAGTTGTATGCCTTCTCGAACTCGCTCGACTGACCAAATCGCTTCTCGAAGAATGAAGCAAGGCTCTGACGGGCCTCTTCCCGAGCGGCCATACGATCCTCGATGGCCTTGATCTCGGCGTTGATCTCATTGAGGCGGCCAGTCAACTTCTCAAGTTCACGCAGTTGCACCTCGAAGCGTTCGCTAACATTCGACATGACACTGTCCGCGTAAGCCTGAGCAGCCTCACGAGTCATCCCAGCGTTGCGAGCGCGATCGTAGAGACGCTGCGACATGGCGTCCCACGCCCCGTCAATACCCGCGCCACTCGCAAGATCAGCCATCAGGGTCGTGCGTAGATCGCCCAGGCGCTCACGCGGCATGGTGGCAAGTTTCCTGGCAGCAGCAACATTCTTCATCGCTACCCGATATTCCTCGGCAGCATCAGCCGAGTCACGCAACGCCATCGCAAGAGCCCGCTCCGCAGCAGCAACTTCGCGAGCCGTGGCCTCTCCCTTCTTTCGCTCCTCGCGAATCTCCTTCAGCGCCTTACGCGCATCAGCAACACGATCGCTTGCGTCCTTCATCGCGAAATAAGCATCTTGCGCGGTACGCGCAACACTCTGCACGAAATCTTGAGCGCCCCTCAACCAGCCAAGTTTCAAGCCCTTGATCAGATCGTCACCGATCGCCATAAACACGCGAGACGGAGACTTGATCTCACCTGCCGCCTTGGCCGCACGAATCGCAGCCTCGACAACCTGTCGCGCCGCCGCCGCCACCGGTCCCTGCCCGTTATTCAGGCTCACGATCATGCCCTGCACAAGAGCACTACCCACAACACTGCCCGTATTACGCACCTGACTAGAAGTCTGAATCAAGCCTTGCACCATGCCCACACCGACCATGCGGCCAGCCGTAATAGCAAACGTCGAAGGTGACGACACACCCGCGCCGGCGTTCATGCCGTCGATCAGGGTCTCACCACCGACAAGGCCAGCCGCGTTGATCGCCGACTCCTGCTCCGACATGCCCGCAGTGATGCCCTGCGCGATCGCATTACTCACGTCGAGGCCGGCCGTCTCAGCCGCAGCAACAGCGTCGCCCATATTCTCGACTGCCTGCTTCGATGCGTCGATCGACCCCTTGATGCTGTTGTACAGATCCGACTCACTCGGCTTGATGCCCTGACCCTTCAAGCCGGCCTTGACCTCAGCCTCCAAATCTATGAGAGCCGCCAACTCTTGCTGCGGATCCTGAAGCGACTTTGCGTAAGCCATCTGCGCTTCCGCGTAACTCAACACCGAGTCGCGGTTAGCGGTAGCGGCCTCGTTGTTCTTGTCGATACCGGCCGTGTTCTCGGCCAACTGCTCCTTCATTTCGCGCAGAGCAGCCGTCGCCCGATCCGCAGCACGCGCACCTGAGATGATCGCATCCAACTCGGAGTAAGTATCCTTCAAGGCGCGAACGGCAGCCTCAGTAGTATTCGTGACGGCCGTAACCCGGTCCTGATTACGCACCGCAGCATCCGTGTAAGACTGATGCGCCGCAGCCATCCCCGAATACTGTGCGTAGGTAGTCTCCGTATTGGCTCGACGCTCCGCCGCCTCCGTACGCAGGCTGGCGCTCATCGCACGGTTATTCGCCATCTGCTGATTAGCAGCAATCGTCAGAGCGTCCGCCTTAGCGGCCTCCTCGGACGCAATAACGGCTGCCGTATCAGTGGCGGCATCTGCCATGCCCTGATAGTTGCGCTGCCAAGTAATCAGAAGGTCACGCTGCGCCCCGCTTGACGTGTTGATGAGATGCTGCAACTGCTGATTGAACGCCTCAGCGGCCTCCGGCCCCTTCATAATCGCGTCAACAGCCTGCGTGACACCGACGCCAAGTTGAGCAAGCGCCGCCTGATCCTCACTGCTCAAGTCAATGCGGAACTGAGTGCCCATCATCTGAGCACTCATCGCCGTCAACGCACCCGTAGTCTCGTCGACCGTGTCCTTCAACCGCGACACAAGGGCTTCGCCCTCGGCAGCCTTACCACTAAACACCTCAAACGCCACGCTGACACCGATGAGTGCCCATCCGATAGGTCCGAGTGATGTGAGTAGCCCCTTTGCAGCGGTAGCCATAGTGCGGAACGCCCCAACGACAGCAACCGCTGCGGATTTCGCCGTTATCGCCATGAGTTGAATACCAGCACGCACGTTCGTCACACTGATAAGCACGCCGCCGGCCGCCAACTGTGCACCAGTCTTCATCGTCGCGAAAGACGCCAACACTTGTGCGTTCGCTGCTTTCCAAGCAACTGAATAGCGACGAGACAGCAGAATCAACGTGCCCATCACGGCAACGAAAGTCTGAATCGGTCCCGGCAACGCTCCAAACAAATCAAGCAAAGAACCCAGACCCTCGGCCACAGCAATAAGCGGACCCGCCATAGCCGCCAGAATGTCCGCCATGCCAGTGAAAGTGCTAACTAACTGGAACAACGGCGGAATAATAGCCGACAAGATAGGAACCAAATCCTGCATCAGCGTGGCGCCCTGAATAAGAGCCGGGCCTAGTTGCTGCGCGAAACCTTCAGCCATCGCCTCGACCGCAGGCATGACACCCATCAGCGCCTCAGACAGAATAGGCATACTCGGCATCAGGCCGTCGATGAGTGCGTTATTGACAGTGTCATTGAACGTCGAGATGACACCACTGAGAGTCTTCGACTGCCGCTCCATGGCACCGGCGGCACCAGGGAACTTCTGCATCGCCTTGATCATGGTGTTGATCGCGGTCTCGGAATCCAATGCGCCCGACTCGACGGCCTTCGTCATGGCCTGCATGTCGCCGTTGAACAACTCCTTCGCGATCTCCATCTTCGCGTTGAAGCCCGGCAGCGCGTTACCGATCTGCATGAGATCCTGCGACATGACACGGCCGGCAGACTTCATCTGACCGAACGCATACACCACAGCCTGAACAGCCTGCGGGGGCTGACCCAAGGCGGCAACGATGTCGCCGACCGCCGGAAGGATCGTGTCCTTCACCTCATTGGCGGCGTAGCCGATCGACAGCAGTCGCTTGACCGCGTCAAGAATCTGAGGCAACTCGAACGGTGTCGCGGCAGCGAAGTCACGCAGATCACCGAGGTACGTCTTGGTTTCAGATGTTGCCTGCTCGACCGTCTTACCCATGCCCACGAAGATGCCTTCGATGGAGATAACGGTCTGCTCGTAATCTTTCGCAGCCTGGATGCCCTGCATCGCGAACTGCTTGACCATGCCCGTCGCACGGGTAAGCGCCTGGGCACCCAACGTACCCAGCGCAGCCCCGAACGCAATCGTTGAAGCCTTGACCTCGCCGACAGCCTTATCGACCTGCGGCAACTGGTCAGCGAAAGCCTGCGTCGCACGCTGCGCGTCACGCACAGCACGCACATAGGCCGACGTATCAGCGGTGTACCGTGCGTCGACATGAGCGACTGTTGCCACGGACCCGCCTCCTTCTAACTCTTACGCTTCATGGCCTGTTCATGCTCCCAGTTGCGGAGTTGCCACAAGGCCATCCATTCAGTGAGTTCCTGGCTCGTAACAGGACGGTGGGCCGGGGAGCCATGAAGCAACTCCCCGACCGTCCGCCCAAGTTTCTCTGCCAACTCGAACAGGAAGCGTCTTTCAGGATTCTTCAGGAAATCGCTTCCCGGCAGCATCCGTGGACTGCTCACCCTCCATGCCGGAGAGGCGAAGCCCAACCTTCGCGAGACGGTCAATCGCCTGCGCCGACTTCTGCATCAGCGCCGCAACATCACCATCCTCGAAGATGTGAGCGCCAGTCGCGGGGTCGTATGCCGTGGCGATGACGGTCTCGGCGTACAACATGCTCGCCTTGACCTCACCACCGTCAGCAACGGCCTCGAAGATGCGTGCACGGTCAGCACCGGACATGCCACGCACCTCGACAGTGACATCCCACTCGGGGATCTCCACCATCTCGGACGCGATGTCAGTTGCCTGAAGGATCTGGTCGCGCAAGGACACTAGGGTCACTTCCTTTCGAGGGGCCACTAGGGCACGTTGTGGGGTTATTCAGTTATCAGGAGGTGGCGCGGGTGATGGCGCCGGTGCACTGGAACGAAGCGGAGAACGTGGACACGTCACCGACGCTACCCGAAACCTCGTAGGAGGTGAGGTAGCACTCGCCCGTGTACTTCGGGTTGTTCGCACCAGCCGAGCCGCCACCGGGGGTGTAGGCGAAAGTGACCGAGGCGTCCTGACCCAGGATGCCGGAGAGAACTGCGTCGACCGTCGAGGCACCAGCGGCATCGAACTTGCCCGACACGCTGATCGTGGCGTCGGTCAGACCGATGATGTACTCCTTGGCGTTGTCGCCGAAGGTCGTGGTCTCTGCGGTCTCAATGTCGCGGCTGATCGAAACCTCGTCGCAGTACGCGGAGATGTCGACCGGCGTGCCGGCAGCATTGTCAATCTCGAACTTGCTCTTCTTGCCATGTGTGAACGCCACTGTATGACTCCTTTACTTCCGGGCGAACGCCATTGTGTAGGTGACCGACCCGGAGGAGCCTCCGGGGGCGTGAGAGGCACGGAGGTAGCGATTCACCGTGCCAGTTACCGCGATGCGCTCGGCGGTCGCGGTAGTCGAGGAGACACTCGCGAAGGTCACGAGGTCAGCGAATGTGACGTTGTCCGACGAGTGCTGCACCTTGAACGTGCTCGACCCGTCGCGGGTGTTAGCGGTGACATGCAGGTAGCCGGCGCCACCATTAGCGGAAGATGCCGCGTTGTCCTGCGCTGCACCCGTGGCAGCGGTGGTGGCTGCCGTGTTCGCTCCGAGGAGCACGCCACGGTCGATGCCGCCGTCCGCCTGAATCGACAGGCTCGTCGACACGACATCACCGACAGGGCTGCTGATCTCGTAGGAGGTCTTGCGGGCAGCGCACGAGTAGGACGCCTTACCGATCGTCAGACCCTCGGGGGCGATAGTAGCGACACTGGCAGCGTCAACACCGAGGGCGGCTTCGATCTGCTCGTCTACCGCCGTGGCCGCACCATCGAACATGCCCGAAACGGACATAGTGCCGTCCTTCAGGCCGATGATGTACGTCTTCGCGGTCGATCCGAAAGTTGTCGTCTCCGCAGTCTCCACGTCCTGAGATGCCGAAGCCTCATTGAAGAACGTCGACAGGTTCCCTGCACCGACGAGAACGCCGCTGCTCTTGCCATGGATGAAGGCCATTAGTCCTCATCTCCCTCGGGCTCGGGGGCGGGAGCCGGCTTCCCCGGCTTGGACGCTGCACCGGCGGGCTCGATGAGTCCTTGCTCGGTCAGCCACTTGATGCTCTTCGCGGGCAGGTCTTCGACCACATCTCCCGGCTCTGCACGACGGTCGGGCGGGTAGTCAAGCCCGACGAGAACCCTGTAAGCGGGCACCCGGTCCACCTCCATGACGGCGCGTGTGGACCCCGCACCGCCTAGGCCACACGGGGCACGTCCAAGCGACGGACAGGGGCCACTATGGGCACGAATGTTGCTACCACTCAGTCTAGGGGCAGACAGACACGATCCC